CGGAGAGCGACAAGCGCGAGATTGCGCAACCCTTGGACATGATGACTGCTATCAATGGTATTCCTGGGAGGAAGTACATTGACAGCATGAACAGGGGAACTAGTGCGGGCTTCCCGTGGATGTGCACCAAGAAGAAGGTGTGCTTCAGTGTACCTGCAGACGACACGTGGCAAGATCCAATTGATGTGAATGATGAGGTCAAAGCCCGTGCTAACGAGATGTACGAGCGGTATCTCCGTCACGAGTTGGCTGCTCCCCTATTCACGGCACACGCCAAGGATGAGGCTTTGCCTTTCGCCAAGATTGAATCTGAGAAGACACGAATCATGAATGGCGGCCCCTTCGATTGGAGCATCCTTGTGCGCATGGTATACCTCCCACTTGTTAGAGTCATTCAAAACAACAAATTCCTTTTCGAGTCGATGCCAGGTGCTGTGGCTCAGAGTGTTGAGTGGGATGATATCTACAAGTTCATCACTGTTTTTGGTGAGGACAAGATGATCGCCGGAGACTATGGGAAGTTCGACAAGCGCATGAGTGCAGTCTTCATCCTGTGGGGTTTCTTTACGCTCATCACCATTGCCAAGCGGTGTGGTGCAAGCCTGGAGCACATCACGGTCATGTGGGGTATTGCGTATGATATCGCATGTTCCTTCTGCAACTTCAATGGTGATCTGGTGCAATTTCTTGGGAGCAACCCTTCGGGGCACCCTCTCACTGTGATCATTAACTGCATTGTCAACTGTCTTTACATGCGATACTGCTACCATGAGTTGAACCCTGAGAAGGAAGTTGCATCATTTCGTGAGTTTGTCCGCCTAATCACATATGGCGATGACAACGAGATGGGATCTAACCGACCGTGGTTCAACCACACTGCGATCTCGGAGATGTTGGCCACTTTGGGTGTGGAGTACACCATGGCTGACAAGACCGCAGAGTCTGTTCCCTTCCTCAATGTCAAGGACACGAGTTTCCTCAAGAGAGGATGGCGATATGAGCCTGAGCTTGACGCTGTCGTCTGTCCTATCGTGCATGCCACGTTAGATAAGATGATGACCACCTGGGTGCCTAGCAGCACTATTGGTCCATTCGCCCAAGGAGAGGAAATCATACGAAATGTTGGCGTGGAGTACTTCTGGTACGGCCGCGAAATTTTCGAAGAGAAGC